CACAGAGATATATCCTAAACAAACTGAACTTGGATTTGATGAAGAAAAAAAAGAATGGTCAAACGGTCAATATATAAATCTTCCTTACTTTAATGAAAATGAAAGAGTTGCAATTAATTATGATGGAACTTCATTTACATTAGAACAATTTATTAAAGTAGTTAATCATAACAAAAAAACAAAAGAAGAATTAGAAGAGTTTTCGCTTGCCCTTGTGAAAACTGTCTTACAAGGAGGTCCTGATGAATTTAATGATGGCCCTCCTTGTCTACAGATTTTATCAAAAAATGAATTATCAGATGGTAGAGATAGATGGCTCTATAACTACATGGTGTTTGCAAAGAAAAAATATGAAGATAATTGGCAAAACGTTGTTAAAGCAGCACCACAAAAATATTTTATAAAAGATTCTAATGGTGTTGTATTGGATGAATGGGGATCAGAAAAAAAAATAATAGATAAAATTAAATCATGGAGAAAAGATAGTACAAAAGGATATACGTGCAATCAAGAACCTATTGTTAATTTTTGTATGAAACTAGAATGTCTTAAAAGAAAATATGGTGTTGGGTCTGATAGAACAAGAATGTTTCCACCCTTATCTAATTTAGTAAAAATAAATTATCCAGAACCAGAATATACTTTTAATGTTGAATTACCTGAAAGCAAAGGAAGCAAAGCAGTTAGAGCCAAGGATATAAAACAAATAAAAGATCAAGAGGAATTAAGAGCTTTAATAATGAAGACTGCAAATATTTTTGTAGCTAAAGTAAAAGGAGATGATTTTGAAAACGTTATTGCTAAACTATTTCCACCAGTGGAGATACATCAACCACCAAAAGGAACTACTCCTGATGAATTGTTACATGAGTATCTTCAGGAATATGTTAATGGACCTAAAGCAAAATCATATGCTTCCTTTAAATCAGGCGCTGTATTAATAGAGGATGGATATGCATATTTCAAGTTTGCAAACTTTTTTAATACTTTAAAAAACAAAGAATGGAAAGAGGGTAAGGAAAGAACAGCTCAAAGAATAAAAGAAAGATATAAAGCAGAGTATGGAATTAAAAAAAGATTTCCAAAATTAAACAATGAAAGCGCTAACTACGAGGCGATAGAAGTTGTAAAAGTAAATTTAAATGTAAAAGAAAATGAGTTGATAAAAGATGTAATGGAAACAGAAATAATAAAAATGAAAGGTAATAAGAACGTATTCTAATGATAAAGAAAGTATTAGGTCCTCCTGGAACAGGTAAGACAATGACACTGTTAAATGAAGTAAATAATTATTTAGTTAAAGGTGTTCCCTTAAATAAAATTGGTTATTTTGCATTTACAAGAAAAGCAGCTGCAGAAGCAAGAGATAGATTTTTAAATATACATAAAAATTATGTAAGATCTGATGTTAAATTTTTTCAAACACTTCATTCATTAGCCTTTCATACTTTAGGTATGAGTGAGGAGAATGTTATGCAACCAGTTCACTATGAACAAATAGGTAAAGAATTAAGTATAAGAGTTAATTATTATTCAGAAACAGATGATAGTGGTTATCTAAATTGTGATAATGAATACTTTAAATTAATTAATAAAGCCAGAATCAAAAATATATCTATTGAAGATGAGTTTAATACTAATGAATGGAGTAGAGAAATAGATTTTGAATTACTTAATCACATATATGTAAATTTTTTAAATTATAAAGAGTCTTACAATCTTTATGATTATACAGATATGATTACTCAATTTATTAATAATAAAGATAAATGCCCATCCTTTGATGTGGTTTTTATTGATGAAGCCCAAGATTTATCACCCATTCAATGGAAGATGTTTGATATATTAAATGATAAGTCGAAAGATATATTTATAGCTGGTGATGATGACCAGGCTATATTTGCATGGGCTGGCGCTGACGTTAATAGATTTATTGATCAACCGGCAAAAGAAGAAGTACTACAACAGTCCGTTCGTATACCTCAAGCTGTTCAAGAAATTTCAAATATAATATTAGATAGAATACAGGGTAACAGAAAAGAAAAAATATATTTTCCTAAAAAAGATGACAAGGGAAATGTTATTCAAGGTAAAGTAGAATCTATATTTAATTTTGATAATTTAGATATTTCAAATGGTAAATGGTTAATATTAACTAGGACTGTTTATAGAGCATTAGAAATATCAAAACAATTAAAAGAAAATAATCTTTATTATAAAAATACATTTGGAAAAAGTTATAATAGTAAACTTTATAAATCAGTTTTAAAATGGACATCTTTAACCGAAGGTAACGAAATATCTATTGCAGATTGCAAAGATATCTATGAATATTTAGAACAACAGTTTGATGAAAGTAAGTTTGAAAATAAATTAACCGTTAAAATGGAAGACCTTGGTTTTAGTAAGGATATTAAATGGTACGATGCTTTTGTTAATGCAGATCCTAATGAAGAATTTTATATTAGAAGTATGTTATCTAATGGAGAAAAATTATCTGAAGAACCAAGAATAGAAGTATCCACCATTCATGCAGCAAAGGGTGGTGAATGTAAAAATGTTATTCTTGTGTTAGATAATGCAAGAAAGATCAGAGAGTCTACTGCTGAAAATGTAGACAAACAAGATGAAGAACATAGGGTTTGGTATGTTGGTGTAACAAGATCTATGGAAAATCTTTATTTATTTAAATCAAAAAAGGAAAGGTATGGTTATCAACTATGAGTAACAAAGTATTTTTTAAACAAATAGGAGGTGCACATTATAAAAAATATAAGATACAGCCCTCTTTATTTATTAACAAAAATAAGATACTATTTGCTGAAGGCAATGCAATTAAATATATTTGCAGACACCAAGACAAAGGAAAGAAAGAAGATTTATTAAAAGCGATACATTATATACAAATGATTATAGAAAGGGATTATGAAAGTACCACTGTTTGAAGCACAAAAGGAATGGGTTGAACCGGAAGAATTTCCTGATCTAAGATCATATGATGAGATTGCAGTTGACTTAGAAACAAGAGATCCTGATTTAAAAAAGAAAGGTTCTGGTTCTGTTATAGGTAATGGAGAAGTTGTAGGTATAGCAATTGCTGTGCCAGGACGATCTTTTTATTTTCCCATAGCCCATGGATCAGGTCCTAATATGGATCGTAAAAAAGTTTTATCTTGGTTTGCTGATACAATGGCAACACCATCATTAAAAATATTTCATAATGCAATGTATGACGTTTGTTGGATTAGGAAATTAGGTATTAAAATCAATGGTTTAATTGTAGATACCATGATTGCAGCATCTTTGGTTGATGAAAATAGATTTAGATATTCTTTAAATGAATTGTCTTGGGATTTTATTGGTCGAGGTAAAAGTGAAGCAGCTTTAAATGAAGCAGCTAAATCTAGAGGATTAGATCCTAAAGAAGATTTATGGCAACTGCCCGCTATGGAGGTTGGAGCATATGCTGAAAAAGATGCGGAGCTTACACTAGAGCTTTGGCAAATGTTTAAAAAAGAAATAGTTCATCAAGATATTGAATCTGTATTTAATTTAGAAACTGATTTGTTTCCATGTCTAGTAGATATGAGATTCAAAGGAGTAAGAGTTGATATAGACCGAGCACACAAATTGAAACAACAACTAACAGCACAAGAGCATGAATTGTTATTAAAAGTAAAACAAGAAACAGGGATAGAACCGCAGATTTGGGCAGCAAGAAGCATTGCAAAAGTTTTTGATAAGCTTGGCCTACCTTATGATACAACTGAGAAATCATCGGCACCATCCTTTACAAAGAATTTTTTACAAGAACACAAACACCCTATAGTAAATATGATTGCTAAAGCAAGAGAAATTAATAAAGCACATACAACTTTTATTGATACGATCATTCGTTATGAATACAAGGGTCGTATTCATGCTGAGATTAATCAAATAAGATCAGATCAAGGTGGAACTGTTACAGGAAGATTTAGTTATAATAATCCAAACCTACAGCAACTACCAGCAAGGAATAAGGATCTTGGACCATTGATTAGATCTTTGTTTTTACCTGAAGAAGGACATACGTGGGGTTGCTTTGACTATTCACAGCAAGAACCAAGATTGGTTGTGCATTATGCATCCTTACATCAGTTTCCTTCAGTATACCCTGTAATAGAATCTTATAAAAATGATCCTAACACAGACTTCCATCAAATCGTTGCTGATATGGCAAACATTCCAAGATCACAAGCTAAAACAATTAATCTTGGTTTATTTTATGGAATGGGTAAAACAAAACTGCAAGCTGAACTTGGTGTATCAAAAGAAAAAGCTGCAGAACTATTTGATCAGTATCATGCTAAAGTTCCATTTGTTAAACAGTTAATGAACTCTGCATCTAATAGAGCACAAGAGCGTGGTCAGATTAGAACTTTACTAGGTCGCTTATGCAGGTTTCATTTATGGGAACCAAATCAATTCGGTATGCATAAAGCATTGTCTCATGAAGAAGCACTCCAGGAACACGGACCAGGGATTAAAAGAGCTTACACATACAAAGCTTTAAATAAATTAATACAAGGTTCTGCTGCTGACATGACAAAAAAATCTATGCTTGAATTATATAAAGAGGGCATAGTTGCTCATATACAAATTCATGATGAATTAGATTTGTCAGTTGAATCTCCTGAACATGCTAAAAAAATAATTGATATAATGGAAAACGCAGTAACCCTTGATGTACCAAATAAAGTAGATTATGAGTCTGGTGAAACATGGGGTGATATATATGATTGATTATGTCTTATCTTAATGCTAACATTCCGCCGATTTATTGTAAAATAAGGAGAGAATATTTATATGACTTACGAGAACATAAAGGCGAAGTTGAAGATTGTGTGGTCTTTGCTATTGCAAGCATTCCAGGGCGTGCAATCCTATTTCATGCTTTACTTACGAATGGTGCAATATATTGGAGGCTTCCTATCAGTGCTTTTCTTCAAGGAGGAAACAGCAGTACTGTGCATCAAGGAAAAGTGGAATCTCCAAATCTCGAAGATCTTGAACTATGGAATTCATTTAGTTATTATCCTAGTATTACTACTTTTGATTTTTTAATCGGGCAGCGCTGTAAATATTTAGGTAAAGATAAAAAATTTATTCATGGTGAATATTTATTTACAATTGATTGGGCACATCCAGAACCTAATATCTTGGATACTGAACATTCCGAAATACCTGATCAACATAAGTGTGCACATATTTTGGCTCTTGATAACGGTAATTATGCAGCTCAGCCTAATAATCGTATTTTGTGGAACATTAGTAGTTTTACTACTTCTAAACATTGGCCAGATTATAAAGTTACAACTACGGAATGGAATGTTGAAAATAAAAACTGGCAATTAGAAGATACGGATGATATGTTTTATCAAGTGGAAGACAAAAAATGAGTGGTGAATTTAAATTAAGCGATCAAACAAGTGTAGCTTTACCTGTTAAAAATATAGTAGCAATTATATCAGCTATTGTTGTAGCGGTATGGACTTATTTTGGTATTGTTGAACGATTAAATAGATTAGAGACTAATGAAAAATTAATGGCACAAGATTTACTTAAAAAAGCAGAACAAACTCCAAAGAATCAAGAGATGTATATGTTAATAGAGTATCAAGCTAAATCTATAGAAAAACATTCTAAACAATTAGAAGAAAACGTTCACACTAAAGTATTAATAGCCCAGTTAGAAAAGAAAGTAGATAAATTAGAGAAAGAATTAGATTCAATCAGAGGTAAGTAATGATTGAAGTTGTGTTTGCATTATTGATGTATATGAATAACAAATTAGAGGGTTATTCACCTAAAGCCAGTCTTGCAGAATGTTTAGAACAAAAAAGAAAAGTTGAAAGAGACCCAGGAACTAATGTAAACTGGAGCTGTAAAGAAGTAAAAGCCATTGTAGAAACAGATAAACATGGTGTTAAACGAATCAAAGAAGTTAAGCAAGATTAATTGTATTAACAATCTGACAGTTGGATGCTGTCTCTCAAATCAATGTAAATGTTATGATAATCAAGATTACAATAATAAGATATTTGATGATAGCTCTAGCA